AGAAGTTACTGCCAAATCAACATATTCTTTATTAACAAAACTCTTAATATCTGCATTTCCGTTTGGAGTTGTATCTAATAAAGGAATTCCATTTGAAACTGTTTGAGGAGTTGATTGGTCTAATTTTAAATATCTTGCATCGTGGTCTGAATTTGTTCCTGCGGTATCGGGCATGTCTGTTAGGTCTGTATGCGCGACAGAGGCAGAAGAAGTTTTAAATTCTAAGCCGTCTTCGGTTGATTTAACAGCAACAAATTTGTTTGCTTCTCCAGAATAAGAAGAAGGAGTATCAGTTAATCCTAAAAATGTTGTGGTTCCGCCTCCGCTTGTTTTGATAGAACCATCGTCATTTAAGAGTAGTGAAGTATAAGTTCCTCCTGTGGTTTTTCCAATTAATAAAGCTTGGAGCGCCTCTGCATCATCATGATGCTCTATATTTCTTATGTCCTGAACTGCTTTTTTCTTTGCTAAACTCATTTGAAAGACCCATCATCATTTAATAAGACAGTAACATATTCCCCAGAGGTGGTTCTGCCTTTCATCAGAATTCTTTTACAGTCCGAACTATCATCGTGTTGAATATTCTCTATTTCGTTTTCAGGTCTTGGGTTTGATAAGGACATTATCTATGTTTTAACCAATTTCGTAAGGCTTCTAATACAGGCACAATAACTAAAAATAACTGATTGTCTGTCAAATAAACAATCAATCCTGCAATTATCACTTCTCCAACTGCGATTAGAGCCTTTTTTAAGGTCTTTTTCCAATCGTATCTCATTTTACACTCCAAATTTAATTATTAAGAATGCTATTGTTAGGCTGATAGTCAAAGCAGTTGTGGCAATCCACCTATTGAGTTTCACTTTTCCGTTTGTCTTTACAACATGTCCCTCTATCTCTATAAGTTTGTTGTAAATATCTTTGTTGGTGATTCTTATAAAAGTTTTCTCTCTCATTTTTCATATTAGGATAAGTCTCAGGGGCCAATAAAATTTATTTTTTTTAATGTTCTCTAATTTGTAAAATCTATTATTTTGAGGTTCTACTATCCAAATTTGTTTTTTATGGTCAATCATTATGTTGAATGCGTGATATTTACTCCAAGCAATTCCAAAAGCAAATTGTTCTAATCCTTTATTCCAATAGCCCATTAAAGCGAAACTAAATTCATCGCAATCGTGTTTTTCTTTTATCCATTTTCTGAATCTTATGGTTGTTTGATTTGAGTATTTAATTGCTTCCTCTTTCGACGTAAGTCCATAAATCTCATCAGAAAGAAAGATTTGACATCTACACTTTTTAGTTAATAATTTGGATAATTCCGAATAAGTAATTTCATTTAATCTTTTTGGTTCTTCCTCTTTGAACCAATACTCATATTGTTTTGCTATAAATTTTTTCCAAAGTTTTTTTATCATTTTTTAAACAGGATAAATTATGGTTTGAATATTATTAAATTTAGCTCTTGCTCCCGTGTTATTAGAGTATCCTTCACAAAATATTTTTACTTGAACTCCATTTGCCTTTTCTCCCGCGGTCAGAGAATGGAGATACTCAAAACAATAAGAATACTCGTATGTATTTGATGCTCCATGCTCCCCACCCGCACAAACAGTATAAGGTAAGCTATCTGAATAAGACCCACCAATTTCCTTTGTTTGAACTTTAAACCTTACTCTTGAAATTGTTGTTTGTGGCCCTAATACTTGTATGGTCCCTATAATTTTAACACATATATAATCTGCTCCTTTAAGGTCGGAACTTGAAATGGCAGCAAACTCATATGAATTTTCAGTAGTCGTATTTACTACATTTACATCTAAATCTGTTCCAGTATATATTTGAAGAGAGTTTCTTTTAAATAAATTCACTTCACTTGCATACAACGTATCCCCGTTCTGCTTGGGAAATTCTCCTTCGTTTGCCATTATTCTACCTCCGCGATTATGAATGTTTGTAAATCAAATTGGTCTGTTTTAGTTATTGGGGATATATCTTCTTTTATGTAGATTGTTCCTGCTGTGCCTGTTGTTTCTGTTCCTATTCCAATTTGTCTAATCGACGAACCTGTTGCCTCTGTTGAGAGGATCATTCCTTCATATTCTACTTGTTTGGCGACGCTTGTTCCTACATTTACAAAACTATCTGCATGAATTATGCCTGTCATTTGAGTGTCAGTTACGCTTGAAGTTTCAGAGGTTGTGCCCCATAACATTTTGCTTGGAGCAGTTGCTGAAGTCCCAGCTAACCAATTTCTTATTTCTGTCCTTCCAGCATCTGTGAATACCATTATACCTTTATCCTTGTAGCATAAGATAAATTTTCTCTGAAAAAATCTTCTGATTTAGGAACTCTTGCTTTGTATTTCCATTTTCCATCATGCCATAGGATTATATATTCTTCGGGAGTTTCATAATAAAGGATATTTGCATTATCAAATGGCATGACTCTTTCAACTAATAATTTTAATCTTTCAAAGTCAACCTCTATTTCATCAAAAGATTTTAATTTGTTATCTAAGTTGTCTGGGAGTTCTTCAATTCCTTGCTCTTGTTTTTTGTCTTTTCTTTCGTTGATTGCTTTATCGTCTCCGACGGAATTTAATGAATTTCCTTTTGGAAGTTCAGGTTCCATTCCAATTCTTTCTCTCGCTTCTTCTAATGTGATGGCTCCTGTTTGGGATAAAATTTGGATTATTTGGGCCTCTCTCATTTCGTCTATTTTGTAACCTCTTTTGAATTTCATCTCTACATTAAAGACATCCCATAATTCACGATTTAAAGTTTCTTCTAAATTTTTCTGAATAAATGCAATTTTCTTGTAATAGCCAGTTTCGATTTTTCCTATTTGTTGAGCTGGTGTTTGCTTAACCTCAATAGTATAATTAACCCTGTGAGCAGGAACACCCAAAGCCATTAAAATTATTTGGGTAAAGTGCTGGATTAATTTAGCAAACTCCATATCCTTATCAAATCTCTTAATCTCATTAACTTCCACTTTCCCGGTAGTAACCATGGTTCTGAATTTGTTTTCTTTTTTCTTTAGCTCTTTTAGTCCATCTTTAAGGGCTTTATAGTTTCTATCATCTGGGGAAGCTTCTGGCAAATTGAACATAAAATAAGGGATACCATCATTTTCAAAATATTTTCCAACATATTCTTTAGCAAAAATTAATGTTCCAATATCAGAAAGAGCAGGTTCAAGATTAGATAATCCGTAAGGTTGCCCTCCAACATTCAATAAACTCAAATGAATAATGTCTTTTGGACGATAAGTTCTAACATTTCCTCCCACCTCTTGAACATAAGATTTAATCTCTCCTGTCTCATCAAAATTAATCTTCATAGTGGAAGCCTTCAATAATTGTAAATCATTTGGAATTTTGAAATCTTGGTCGATTAACTCAAAGACGGCATTTTCTTTAATGTTTAAATCTTCTGGATTAATAGCAAAGTTTTTCAATAGATTTTTTCTCAAGGTAACAACCACTTCTTTTAGTTTGTCTTCATCTACCTGTAATTTCAAAATATAAGCATTCCCTGTGATTATCAAATCAAAAATAGCATTAGTAAGAATTTTATAGAATTTAGATTTTAATTGGAATTTTTTAGCATTTTTTATGGCGCTTTTGCTTCCCTCAAATCTCCACCCATCTGCCATTATATCTTCAATCACTGCGTTAATACACCCTAAAACTTCTGGAACATGCTGAACAACCTCATATAAGGTTTCTATATTAACTCCTGTTTCAGATGTAAAGATGTCTTTGGCAATCCCCCAGCTGGGAGAATGAGGAACAAATTCTTCTTCTAATCCACGAATTGTGGTTGTTTTTTCGATTTTTTCACTTTTTTTGGCCATTTTTCACGATTTTTTTAAGTTTTTCTGTTATTTATAAATTGTTTTTATTTTCTATATTAATATTCTATTTCTATTGAACTTATACTCGCAGAACCTGTTGAAGTGGCTCTCCATCTTAGGTCTGTTCCTTGATTTGTAAATGTGTGAGTTACCCCGCTTGTAACCTTCTCCCAATTTGCTCCTCCGTCTGCACTTAAATAATAATCAATCGAGCCAGAATCAACGGCAGTTAGGGTGGCTGAACTGATTGTCTCATTATTCATATATATTGTTAAACTGCTGGCAGTTTCTCCTCCTGTGAAAGTTATTTGTCCTCCTGTCCAGGTGGCAGTTGAAGAGGTATCTTTAAATGTTGTTCCTAAAAGATTATCAATATATTTTCTATCTGGATTGACTACTCTTGTAGTTACCCATGGGTTCCCGCTATCTCCTAATTTGCTTGTTCCGAGTATCCCAGCGGTTGGGTGTCCCAATATGAAAGTATCTCCCTCAATACTTTTCTTTTTGACTATGGTGTGTCTATGTTTTGGTTTGACTTTTCTTGGGGAACTAATTAAAACCATAGATTTAAGATTTCCTAAATCTTTTTCTGATTTGAAATCGTCTTTGTCCCTTAATTCTTCACCTATTTTTTCAATTACCATTATTCTACATCCTCCTCTAAATTTAGAGTTGTAATCCATCCAGCTTTATTGTAAGAGTGGGATACTTCCATAATTCTCAATTTCTGGTTTGTTAAATTGGCAGTTTTGCTTGTTAATTGGCACAGTAGTCCTTTCTCAAAATCTAATGTTCCATTTAATTCTATTTTAGCTTTGTATCTTAATTCTCCATGTTTATTTATGAAATTTCTTGCTATTTTTTTACCTTCATATCTTGCCCTTACTCTTATTGCTCTATTAAATTCGTTATCATCAAAAACTACCCATTTGCTTCCTGTTTCTTGTCCATTTGAATCAATTTCCTCAAACTGCATAGTATAAGGATAAGCCGAATCTTTTGGATAATTATCTAATCTTTCCCCTTCATCTCCAACATCCCATTTAGAAGTGTCTGCCTGAAATTCTGCATTAATCAAGTTTGCGGTGATTGAGCTTCTGTCCAAAAATTTCCATTTTGCTCCTGCTTCAATTATGCTTCTTGTATTAATCTCTAAAGCATGATTTCCGTGTCCGTTGCAATCTCTTCCAACATCAATTATTATGGAATTATAAACATCCCATGTTCCTTTTGTAACCTCTAATCCTTCAATAGAGCCATCATTATCTGAAAATGTATAGCCAGAGGGAATTTGATTTGATTTATATGTCCAGTGGAGATAATTATTTGAATCAATCCAAAAAATATATTGTCCGTCTCCGGTATATTCATCTCCTGAAAATTGCTGTATCGCCTCATAAGCGGTTTTATAATTAACTATAAAATTGTTATTGTTGAAAGAAGAGCCGTCAGATTTAGTTTCTACGACTGTGCTTGAATCATAAAAGATGTGTCTTGGATGATTTGGTGAAGATGCCTGATTGTTATTGTTTACCTGACTAATTACCTCGTGAATTGCCTCATAAGGTTTTTTTGAATTATCTGTAAATGTTAATAAGACCAAACTTCCCAACAATTCTTGTGTTCTGTTTGCTCCGCGAATAACCAGTTTTCGTCCCCCTGAACCCAAGCTATAATTTATTTCGGTTATCAGTCCGTCGATAACTAAGTCCTCAGAGGTAGGAGAATCTCCTCTATACAAATAAATTTCAATCCTATCATCAACCTCAAGGGTTCTGGTTAAATTATTTTTTTGATTGTCAAGGGTTATTCTGAATTGGTCTCTGTTTGCTTCCAATCCTTCTGTTTCATCTAAATCTGACAAAATAATTACAGAGTAGTTACTATCCCAAGAGGTTTCATTTAGTTTCTTATATAATCTTAGTTCTGCTTTTGGGTTCATTCTGTTAATATGGCATTTATTGTATAATTAACAAAAGTCCCTTTCCATTTGTCGCTTCCGCTCTCAAAAACATTATCTTCTGCATTTCTGCTTAATGTTAAATCGCTGATTTGTATCTTCTGATAAGTAGTAAATAATAAATTGTCTTTGAAGTAGACGCTTGTTGTTTCTTTGGCAAACTCTTTCAAAAGACTGACTGTTGCACTATTTGAGGGAGCATTCTTTTCATCAAAAACTCCCTGAATACTGATTGTAGGATTTTCCCAAGAAATAAAATCTACCTCCCCGATTGCATCGCCTGTTGTAAAATAACCTGGTTTGCTTGGACTTCTAATATTGTTATTGTGTTTGAAAGTAACCTCCCTGGCACTAAGTTTGACTTCATTTCCTGAATTAACTGCACTTGAACTAAGATAAACTGCCTGGTATGTCATATGTATCTCCTCAACTCATCATTTAATATTCTGCTTATCATTTGGGCTATTTCCTGAGGATTTGCGTTTGTATGGGCTGTTACATTTATATTTCCCATGGTTACTTGATTTTGAGGAATAACTCTTTCTCCCTGATGAAGCATGTATAGGCCTGTTCGAGGGACATATTGTGTTCCTGTTTGAAATCCTCTAACCCCCATTCTGACAGTTCTGATATAATGGGTAGTAACAATCGTTCTTGGGATGTTGTTTAGTTCAGTTATGATGGCTTTTATTTGGGTAATTGCCATTTTTCCCATATTTCCCCATTCTAATGCTACTTGTTTTAAAAGCCAACCAAGAGGAGAACTTTTCTTTTCTAACCCAAGATAATGGTCTGTTAAAAGAGTTAAATTGTATATTGTTTGATTATTTGTTTCATTAATTGTTTTTCCGAGAGACGCCCATTCTGATTTTGTGTTTGAAATGGCATCTGATACTTCTGTTAAATTTGCTTTAATGTTTCGGATTTCTTCTGGAACTTCTGGCATAATTGAGGGTGTCCATTTTCCTTCGAGCTCCAATAATTTTTGTTGTTCTTCCCATGCTCGCATTTGCTCTTCTACTGGAATTGGTTTTCCTTTCCTAAAAAACCAATGGATAATTAATCCGATAGATAATCCAATAAATGCTCCCATTACCGCTCCTGTTGGGCCGCCGATTCCTCCAATAAGTGTCCCGATTTTATATCCAATTAATGCTCCCGCAAAAGTAGTCATTAAAATTCCCAATAACTCTTCCCACCATTTTTCTTCTGCTATTCCTTCTCTTATAAAATCTATTCCCAACCAAGTTATAACAATTCCTGTTCCAATCATGGCGGCGGTTTTAAAAGCTTCAAGGGCGATTGTTGATTCTCTAATCCTATCTGCAACTTGTAAAAAGCCCATAGATACTAATGAGAGTTGTGCAAGAATATTTAGGGCTTTGAAAGCTCCCCATGCTCCAACCAGGCTCCAAACTACTGTGTCAGGATGTTGTTCAATAAAATCTGCAACTGATTCTACAATTTGAACAAATGTTGGTAATAATGGTTCAAAAACTTCTCCGATTGCTCGTCCAAGAGTAAATCTTATGAAATTAATTTGGGCCCCAAACGCTGCCAAAGTTTGATTTGTTCTGTTAGTTTCTCCTGCAATTTTCATGAATGTAGTAACTGATTGGGACATAACTCTCTGTAATTGTCTTTGTGCATTCATAGAGAAAAATAACATACTTAACCATTCCATACGGAATCTTCTCATATCTGTGATTGTTTTGGAAAATCCGGTAGAAATTCCGACTGTTCCGTCCTTCATCTTTTTAAGATTATAGGTGAGAACTTCGCTTCCTTTGTTAAGAGTTTTTATTTCTCTGACTGTTGCTGTTGTTCCTGTTCTTGCATAAGCCATAGCATCTCCAACTTCTCGCAGAGCGTCGGCTGTTTCTTTTTTTCCTTCAACTTCTAATCTATTGATAATTCTATTTAATAATGTTGCCATGTTTTCGTCTTTGTTTTTTCATTTCTTTTTCTTGTTGTTTTATTTCTTTAGAGATTTGTTCGCAGAGCCACCAAAATCTCGAAACAGGCATTTCCAATATGTCTTCTATTTTATAGCCTTGACAGTTTCTCAATATTCCGTAAGTTCCTGTTTGGATTGCTTCGTCTAATGTTTGAGTTTTTCTGAATATTCTACTTTCAATCTCTGCTATTGAGTTGGGTTTTTTTTTACTTCTGGCATTTTTAAGCCATTCACTCTCATAATTGCTTTCATTACTTTGTCGAGGAATTCTGCATCGTTGATTTTTAGGATGTCTTCCTCTGACCACTCTGGGAAAGTTCTTTTTAGGGTTGTTACAAAAAGATACTCTGTTGCTTCTGCGAATTGTTCTTTTGCTTGTAGTTCTCCTACTCTTGCTTGTTCTTTCACTGTCATAGGGGATATTCTGAATTTGTTTCCCTTATGTTCAATTTCTTCGCCTTCGGCAATTAGGTCTTTAACTTCCATCGAAAGTTTTTACCTCCTGTTTAGTTTGAGCTTTAAGTTCAGCGAGTTCGTCTAATACTTTTGCCAAAAGCGGTGTGAAACTTTCCCACTGTTTTTTAATCTTCAAGAGTTGAATAATCCCAACAGCGTATATGTCTCCGCATTCTTCTTTACAAAATTTCTTGAATTCTTTGAGAGTTCCAACTGGGATTTTCGTTATCTTGAAATTTGTTTTCAGGTTGTTTTCTATTCCTTCTGGTAAAATTTTAGGTTACCTAAAATTTAGTTGTTGTGGTATAAGCTGGAACAGCACTCAAAGCACTTGATGTGTCACAAGCTTCTTTCTTATAGTTCTGTCCACCTGTTTCGTCTTCTGGTGCAAGAGTAAATGTTAAGGTAGCTGTTAAGTGTTCACCTGCGTCCATATTATACTCTAATCCTGTGCAATAAGCGTTTGCATAGATGTGTCTGTAAGCTTCACTTGCGGTGTCTATTGCCTGAGTAGCAGAAGTTATCCCTGTTTGGTTTGTCCATAAAACAGTTATTCTGTATTTTTTCAGACTTGTGGAAGTTATTGAAGTTGCTGTGTTGGATGTTCCATGAAATATCCAATCAAAGTCTTGAACATTTGTAGGAACTCCATCAAAACTTATCTCCATATCTTCTCTTGTTCCGGGTCTGCTGATTTTTCCTTCAAATACTTCTATACTTTCAAATCCTATTCCTGCTTGTGGTAAACTCAGAGAGTTTGTTTTTGCTGTAAGCTGAACTTCGTTTCCTCCTTGCTGAGCTACACTGATGAATGCTTTGTCATACCATGCCTTGTTTGACATAGATAATGATGCCATTTTTTCCTCCTTAATTTACCTACCCCTTCAAAATCCTTTCAATCCTCAACCCAAATTTATGGGCGAATTCTTTATTTAAAAAGTCTGCAGTTTGTTTCATAAATCCAATCGAGCTTTGTCTTTTTGGTCTAAATGGGATTCTTATTTTACCAGGCCCCCACATAGTCATATTACCAAATTCTCCTGTCTCAAATGGGATATTTACAGGAAAACCATAGTCAGATTGGGCTGGTGCAGAGATAATCACCCAAGAGACAGGAGTTTCTCTGAAACTCAACATGGCCATTTTTAATGCACCTGTATCTTTTGGGGCTAATGTTTGAGCGTATTTAAATCCTATTTCTCCAGCATCTTTTAAAATATCGTCGCTTTTATTTATTCCTCTGGCTATTTTTTTTAATCTTCTTATTGCCTCATTTACCCCATCAACCGTCATCTTAACTTTCATATTCTCTTTTTAGCTATGATACCAATCCTCCGATTTAATATCTTTTTTCCTTTCATATCCACATCCCAAGATAATGGGGAGTTGGATAAATCTTTAACTTGAAAATCAGTTAATTTTGTTTCGTCTTTTAAGTTTGCATAAATTGAGTCTGCTATTGTGTCTACTTCTGTCGGTTCAGTTGAATATATAGAGATTAAAGCATTAAAAACTTTTTCAGAAGAATTATCAAAATTTTTATTGTCCTCTGAAACATCAACTTCTATTACTACAAAGGGGTAACCATCAAAGTTTTTTGCATTGATATCAGGCATACTTGCATGTATCCAATTAGCTTTATATCTGCTTCGCGGGTCTGACACATTATCTTTTATAAAATTCTTTAAGGCAGTGTAACTTTGAGTAAATAAATTGCTGTTTGTTATCATTTTCCTTCGGAAAGTTTAAACGAGGGTCTCCGGCCCTACATTTTGTTTTCTGAGTATGCTGATTAATTTACTAATCCTATTTTCTATTTCTTCAAGTCTTGTTGGATTGAAATTGTCATATCCTTTAATGATTGATTTATAGATTGTTGAGTTGACCATCTTTCTGGTAGCTAAAAGGATTGTTAATTCTTTGACTATGTCTGGAACAGTCTCATAACCATAATCATAATTGACTTTTATTCGTTTCTCACCTGGCGGTGGTAAATTCTTGATGAATTGGATTTTTCCTTCATCAGAATATAATAAATAATCGTTTCCTAATCCTTCTGTGCTTGCAGACCAAGCAGGAGTATCTGTAACAGAACTTGCAGTATTGCAAGATACATAATTTATGTTCAAAACTGGATAATTCCTTAAATAGAAAGTGTCTCTATTATCTACATCTAAATATTCTGTTGAATTTGTTGTCTTAGTGAATGTTCTGCCTGTTAAATATTCTAATTCTTCTTCTGCTTGATTTATGATGTCTTGAACTGCTGAATCTTCCAAATCTGAATAATTGTAATCTGCAGTGATTTCAGTGCTACTTGCAGGAGCAGAACTAAAAGTAATCTTCCCCTCATCATAATTTATTGATACGCCAGAAGTAAGGGCTGTTCCTCCTGTGTAAATTGTTTCAGAAGCAGAAATTATATTGTCGTGGTCTAAATCAAAAACAGTAGTAGAATCGTCGCCTGTTCCAACTATTTCTGTTCTAACTTTTGTATAAGCGTCTTTTCCGAGCTGTTTCCAAATATCTTGAGAGGTTATGTAATTTGCCATTTAGTCCCTGCGGGAGTTACAACTAAAAAAAATAAAAAAAAGGAAAAATCAAAATTTAATCCTTTATTGCTCTTATCAAACAGTAAGCGTCAGGATATTTGATACTGAAAGCTGCCCTCATAGTTGTCTGGTATTGGTATTTGTCTGTTTCTATATCGTAGTCTGTTTTCCAGACAAGGCCTCTTCTATCACCATATATACCAAACATCTTTGACTTCCCTACAAGTGCGTCTGCACAAGTTGTTTCACCTGATGCAGTTCCATAGGAAAGGTTAATCGGCAACTGTGTAGAGCTTTTTACAGCTGTTCCATAGATTTTTCCAACAACGCCCTGTGCCAATAATGGACTTCCCCAAGTTTCAGTGTTCAATAAAGGTCTTGCTGAACCATCAGTCAATCTCCTTAGTGAACCGATTGTTCTTGGGTGCCAATAAGACACATCAGGCATTTGATGGTTGTCTTTTAAGACTTCATCTATGGCCTTGCTGATTATACTTACGCTAATGTTGCCTGCGCTTGTAGCTCCTGTTCCGATAACACCAGAGTCACCTGCATCTACAGCATTAGTGAAAGAACCTGTATATCTAAGTCCTTCGAAAGTTCCGCCTGTTCCGTTCAAAATCTCGTCATCAACCTCAAGAGCGATGTCTTTACCCATCTGCTCTACAATAAGGTTTGCGACTGAAACATTTGCGTCTTCAAGGACTTCTGTGCTTGCCTCCACTAATGATGCAACTTTCTTTGCAGTCAAGGTTATCCTACCAAACGCTGGTTGTGATGCAGTTATTGTTCCTGTTTCTGGAACCCAGTAAGCAGTTGTTCCTGCAGTAGCCTTTGGTATATACATAACTTCGTGGTGCATCTGAACTCTCTCTAAGTCAGGCATAGTGATTACATTAGCCTGTATATACTCTAACACACGAGCAGCAAACTCGTCGGGGACTAAAAAGCCCCCCTCACTTCCTGTTGCTTCTCTCAAAGCTTTTATGATGTCTGCCATTATACCTTGAAGAGACCTGATTTGATAGCAAGCTCTCCTAAGCTCATTTTCTGCAGTTCTTCTTTTTTAGCTACTAAGCCTCTCTGTGGGGAGAGTTCTTTAATAGCCTTTGCAAGAGCGTCATTAACAGATTTGTCAATTAGCTCTTTGATGTCTGCAGATTTTTCTGCTGATTCCTCTTTTTCCTCAGAAGATTCAGATTGTTCAGATTCCTCTTTTTCCTCAGAAGATTCTTGAACTTCCTCTTTAACTTCTTCGGTTTCAGAGTTTTCAGCAGGAGCCCCAGATTCCTGAGCCTGAGCTTCAGTTTGAGTGTTTTCTTCTTCTGCCATCTCGGTCTCCTTTAAATTTAATTGAGTATGAAGTGCCTTAGTAAATGAGTAAGAAAGGTGAGCATCTGGATAACTTGGTGTTCCAACTGCACTTGTTTCAATCAATTCTATTTTTTTCCAAACCCTTCTTTTTTTAGGCATTTTCAAATGCTCCAATATTTATTTTGAATTTTTTTGCTGCGGCGATAATTTTTCTTTTAGCTTTTGCTTTTTCTTCTGCACTTCTAAATTTGGTTTGATTAAATCTTGCCATAGCATTTCTTACATGAGCTTCATCAAAGATAGGTAATGCTGAACTGCTTGGAGGGTCTCTTGGAGCGGCATAAAATTCTGATACAGACATTCCTAATTGCTTTCTTTTTTCTTCAAGATTTGTAACTCTTGCTTTTTCTATTTCTGGTTTTGTATTTTCTTCTATTGTTTCTACTTCTTCTTCTATAAATTCTATTGGCTTAGCGCCGATACTAAACCCAATAGGCATTCCTTCTTGAATATAATTCCAAAATAAATCTGCATCTGGATGAGCATTATTTAATCTTGCTACTGCAACCAAGTTATCTCCTACTTGTTTAGCATCAACCCATACACCCATCATGTCTTGCCATCTGTATATTCTTTCTCCTGTTGGAGTTACTTGCCCATGATTAGGCATTAATGGAATTTTTCCAGATTTATATTGATTAATCATATCTAAAATAGCTTCTTGAGAAATCCTTTCGCCATCTCTATCCTCTTTTAATCCACTTACAGTTACCTCTATGAATCTTTGTTTTTCTCCGGTTTCTTTGTTGATTGTTTCAGTCCAACTTTTTGTTATTGGGGTGAATACTTCTATCATTTTATTTTTTTTCTTCCATTCTTGATATTGTGCTTGGGCCATAGCCCATATCTCTGACTCTGTATAGGGCTTCTTCGTTCTTGGATTAATCTTTCCACTAAGCCTCCTTTTAATAGAGTCATGGATTTCATCGAGTTTCTGTGGCATATTTTAACTACTACTTAATAGTATTTATAAATTACTTTTATTTTCTATAAAACCGAAAGATTTAAAAGGGGCAGTTATTTTCTATAAATAGGTGTGGGATGAGCGCTCAGCTTAACCCCACTTTCTTAAAATGAAAAAAATTAGAGCTGGTGGAAAATTTGGAAATGGAAAGATTTATACTTATCCAGACAAAGTAGGCGAATGCCATATAATAGATAAACAAATAAAAGATGATTTCAATAAATTCTGCAAGGAATTTAAAATTAACAAATCTAAATTATTAGAAAAATTCTATAAAACAATTCTTACAAGATACCACGATGGAACTTTAAATGTGAGTAGAGGATATGTCACTATAAATATCTCTGATTAAAAAGTTGTTAATGATACATTTCCAGATGTCGACTGTGCCGCCCTGTTCGCTAATGCCAAAGAAATTACGCAATCATCGGTTTTTCCAGAGTGAAACTTTAATTTCTGTCTGCTTCCGATTCTTAAATCTGTTTTTATCGAGAAGTCGTTTAGTTCTTTTAATAATTGTTGCGTGTATGTATATGCTCTATCATCTTTTAAGTTTGGTAATGTGATGTTAAATCTTTCAAATTCTTGTCTTAAATCCATCAACATTTTATATTTTTCATCGTAAGTAAATTTTATTGCTTCTACACAATCAAATTTTTCTTGAAGTTCTCTTACTGGAATATCTCCTAATCCTGTGGAATCTATTAAAATCTTGTTTGGTTTGAAATCTTCGTATAATCTGCTGAGCCTTCTTTTTTGCTCGTCGAAGGAATCTCTAAATCTTTGGACTTCTACAACTATTTTTCCATCATTATTTGCTTCTATGACTGTCATAACTGTCCAGTCTCCTTTTGGAGAAATAGCCATATCATAGCCAATGTAATATTTTCCATTTTTCCTTCCATAAGGGAGAAACCCCAAAGAATTATCTACTGCTTTTGTAGTCAGCTCATAAGGGAATAGACTATTTGCAGAACTTATTGGAATTAACATATATTCTTGGGTATAAGGCAATTCTCCCATTTCCCTTCTAATCTTGGTGAGACTTCTTTTTCCGAATTCGTCCACCGGCTTGGTTGTATATTTTTGGGGCCAGAGAGGTTTTCCATTCACTTCTGCTGGATATTCTTTGCAAAAGTATTCATCATTTTCTTTTAATTCTGAAAGCAAATCTACTGAGCTTTTTGGAGTTCCTATAACAATTACCCTTCCCTGTTTTAATTGGATTGTTCCCAAGACAGCAGTCCAAAAAATAGATTTATCTTCGTATTCTCCTGCCTCATCACATAAAACATAGTCTGGGTGAATAGAACGGACTCCCTCTCCATAAGGTTTGCAATAAAAGACAGAACCATTAACTAAATTTAATTCTGTTGCTTTCCAAGAACCCTCCCTATTTTGAGGAACAAATTGTTTTAATACTTCATTTTCTACAACCAAAGACCTTATGATTTTTAGAATTAATTTTGCTTGTTCTAACAAATTAGAAATAATCAGATATTCTGTTTTTGGATTAAAAATGGCTTTCCACAAAAAATAACCAGAAAAAAAGTGGGTTTTTCCTGAACCTCTAAATGCGGTTATGCTTAATCTTGGAAATCTCTCTGCGAATTTATACCATTCTTTGTGATATTCTGCTATATCAAATCCAAGAACATGCTCAGCAAAATAAAGATAGTCCACCATGCATTCTGCGAGGAATAGTTCCATCTCGTGAGGCATGTATTTTGTTTTTTCGAGAATATCTTTAACACTTCTCATTTTCGAATAAGTTTATCCACTCTTTTGAAATAGCATCCCAATCGTATTTGAGAGCAAAATTTCTTGCGTCTTCTGATTCTTTCTTTAATAATTCTTTTTTGTCTTTCCAATCTTTATAATACTTTTCTAAAAGCTCTGCTATTTTAATATCATCTGGATAAACAAATTCTACGCCATTTGTTCCTATATCCACAACTGCTCTTCCATAACAATCTACTAATACAGGAATTAGATTATGTTCTCTGCATAATTCAAAGGCGGTAGTGCAGGCTGTCATAAGCAAAGGAACCCCCGCACTTTGACATTCAATCGCAGGAAGCCCAAATCCTTCCCCGCCCGTAGCAAAACAAAAAATATCCATTATATTATAAATTTCATTCATATTTTGAGGAGCTATTTTTTGTCTGACATCAATATCAAGATTAGTTTTTGATAATTTCAATTTATCTTCAATTTTATACTTATGTTGGAGATAAGGTAAACTCCATCCTACAAATGATGTTTCTAAATGTTGAGTTGATTTTGCTGGTTCTTGGTCTGTATGAAGCAACAATAAAACATCATCTTTATCTTTGGCAAAATTAGAAAATCCTTTAATTAAGTTGGCTATCATTTTTCTTCTCTGGTTTCTTCCAACAAATCCGATTACAAATTTATCATTCACTTTGTATTTCTCTCTTAATTGTTCTCTGATTGAAAGAGGATAAAATGTCTTTGTGTCAACTCCATGGGGAATCATCTTTACATTTGGAACATTATGCTTCTTCATCATAGCTTCTCCCCATTTTGCCATGGCAATATTAATGTCTGGGGCTTGGAATATTTCATCCCATGTCATAGCCCAAGAATGAGTATCAATAGGAGTATAAGCAACCCATTTGCCTTTCCAACCATTCTTTTTTGCTTCAAAAACCTGCTTAACAAATCCAGACTGCCATCCAACATCACACAAAGTTACGAAAAAGTCTGGTTGGTATTTTAGTATATTTGTCACTACTGTATCGTAGCCATATTCTAATTTTCCCATAGGAAGCTGGATAAATCCCTCTTTTGTTAAGTGAGCCCTATCTCTGCTTTGCCATCCAAGATGATAAAACTTCCATTTAGGTTTTAATTTAGTCCATCTTTTAAGAAGATTGTTCCATACTTGCCCATATCCAGTGGAAACAAGGGGGTTGTCTCCATAACTTAGGATAGTAATTTCATTATTTTTTTTGCTGTATTCTCCCATGTTAAATGTTTTACCTCTTTTACATTTAGTTTGCCTAATCCTTTGATTTTGTCTCTATTTTCAAAGGCATATCTCATCTGTGATTTTAAACTTTCTAAATCCGGTTCTGCTAACATATTCCCTTCAACATAAAATGTTGGGTCTCCTTGTCTTACATCTGGCGCAT